TATAGGAACTGGTATAGGTACTTTGGTAGGTGGTATGATTGGAGCTGGAGGAGGTGCTGCAGCTGGATCGTTGGCAGAAGAAGCCGTAGAAGGAATGGCTGGAGTTTCAGATCAAAGTGCAAAAGAAATATTAAAAGATGCTGGCAGAGAAGCTGCTTGGGCTGCTGGAGGCGAACTTGCTTTTGGTCTTCCATATTTAGCTTTTAAATCTTTAGCTCCAGGTGCTAAAAGTTTAGTTGCTGAAGGTGGAGAAAAATTACAAATTGCTGGTAAAGCAGATGAATTGGGATTTCAATTAAGTAAAGCTCAAATGGGTTTAGGTCCTATTGTTGCAAGAATTGAATCACTAATGGAAAAAATTATTGGTTCTTCTCCAAGAACAAAAGCTAACTATACGGCAATGAAAAGCCAAGTAGATGAATTAAACAGATTAATAAAAGAAGCTGACGCTGCTGATCCAAGAGAAGCAGGAGAACTATTTATGAATATGGCTTCTAAGGGTGGTAAAAAATATAGAAAAAAAAGAGATGCTGCTATTAAATCATTACAAAAAAATATTCAAGATAGTGCAGATATTTTAAGTCAGGGTTTAAGAACAAATTCTACTTTAAGTGATGATTTATTTAAACAATTAAATGAAACTTTTAAAACATTTGATGATCTTAGTTCTAAAGAGTTTAAAAATATAAATAATTTAATAAGATCGGCAACAGGTAGTGATAATATAATTCCTACTACAGGCATAGATGAAGCCGCAGATAATTTAGCTTCTCAATTTAATTTAGTTAAAAAAACAGATAGAAATGGTAATTTTCAAAGTTATGCTACAAGTGGTATTGTTGATGATCAAACGACAGCAGCTCTTTATTTAGCAAACAAACTAAAACAAGTTGGCGTTACAGGTGCTGATGGTTCAGTAGGTATGAGTTTTGCTACTGCATATTCCCAAAGAAAAGTATTAACAAATATAAAATTGGGTTTAGCAGACGTAAAGGTTCCAGGGTTAAGTGATAAAAGTCTTAAAGAGGTTATTGATAATTCTGGAATGTTAACTAAATCTTTAAATCAAATTAACAAAAAATTTGATGATGCTTTAGATATAAATAATATAGATGGTTTGGTTGATAACTTAGTTAAATCAAAACAATTGACACAAAAACAAGCTGACGCATTAAAATTAGCCTCAAAAGAATTACCTGAAGCAAGAAAAAGTTATTTTGAGGGTATGAAAAAATTTGGTGAAATTGAATCTACCATTGGAATGAAAAATTTAGTTGCTACTCTAAGAACAGGGAAAAAGCCCAAAAATTTTGAAACTCTTGTTATGAATGCAGTAAAAGACAATAATCCAGATGCTTTAATTAATTTAGGTAAGGCTTTAAATAATCCAGGTGCATTTAAATCAATTAAACAGGATATGAGTAATGTTTGGTTAAGAAATAATTTAATTAACTCAGGATTTGATTCAATTAATCCGAACAAATTTAATCCAGGAAAATTTTCTGAAGCTGTTCAAAATTTAGGAACTACTGGTGATGAATTATTTGGAGTTGATAATTTTGCTAAAATTAAATCATTTGCTTCTCAGTTTGAAAATTTAAATCTTTCAAATGTTACAAAAGATATGATTGATGGTGCTTTTAAAAAAGGATTTACTAAAGATTTTGTTAAGAATTTAGAGAGAGTCTATAAATCAAGTAAAAATTATTCAGATACAGTTAATAGAAATTTATTTAAAAAATTAAGAGCTGGAGATTTAACATCAGATGAAGCTGTAACTTTAGTCAATTCTAATGCAACGAAAATATATGACTTAAAGAAAATAATGAAATTTTATAAAAATGATCCTAATGCAATTCAAAAAATTCAAGGAAATTATTTGCAAGATATGTTAGATGGTGTCGGAGTAACATTAAATGCAAAAACTATGAATCAACTTGGAGATAGAATTTTAAAAGCTGATGGGAAATCTGGTGGAAAATTAGCAACTATATTTGGTAAAGATCGTGCTGAAGGAATGAAAGATTTTGCCAAAGTTATAAAATTAATTGCATCAGACACACCTGCAGGTGATTTAGTTGCAGGTAATATTGCTACAAACTTTATGAATAATATTGGTAAAATTGCTCGTATTACAATTCTTGGTCAAATGTTTTCTGGAAAAAGAGCACAACAACAAATTAAAGATGCTTATAGAGCAACAAACGGTTTACCACCAGAAAAAAGAGCTGGTATTTTAGGTAGTGTTTTAAATGGTTTATTAAGACAAGCTGCAACACAACAGACACAAGAAGTTAGAGATGAAACTGAAAGTCAAGTAAGGGCTATGATTAAAAATTCACCAGAAGCTCAAAATATGGTTAGTCAAGCTCAAAATATGGCTGGTCAATTATCAAACTTACAACAAACTATATCACAACCAAGTCCAGCTTCAAGTTTAGGACAAATAAATGTGGGGCAACCATCTCAAAGCAGTTTAGCTACAAATCCGTCAATTATAGGCTCTAATCCGAATACACAATTCATAGCACAAAAGTTACAAGGAAAAATTTAATGGACATATCAAAATTAAAAGACCAACTCATCATTGATGAGGGTGTGAAATACGAGTCCTATTTGGATCATCTTTCCTTAAAAACGTGTGGAATCGGGCACTTGTGCAGAGAAGATGAACCAGAATATGATTTGCCTTTAGGTGCTAAAGTATCTGAGGACAGAGTAACAGAACTCTTTGAACAAGACATACAGACTGTTATCCAAGATTGTAAAAAAATCTATGATGATTGGGATAAACTACCAGAAGAAGCACAACAGATAATAGCGAACATGATGTTTAATTTGGGTAGACCTCGTTACTCAAAATTTCGTAAGCATATACAAGCTGTCATGGATGGCAATTGGAAAGAAAGTGCCAATCAAATGCGTGATTCCAGGTGGTATCATCAGGTGACAAAAAGAGCCGAGCGTTTATGTGAACGTATGGAAAACTTAGAACTTTAATCTTTTATATGAGGTTGTATCATAATTAATAATTGCAATGCTAATCTCATAGCTTGATTTTTTGATATTTCCATTTTTTCAAATTCTTGTGTTTTTCTAAGAAAATTTATATATATAGGATCATCTTCCCCTTCTTGCGTTGCATACACTATTGCGTTTTGATCCATCATATTAATTAATATTTGATTTAGCTGATCCGATACCTAATTCTTTAATACTATTACTGTATCTTAATTCAAATTCTCTTTTTACAAGATTAGTAATTTGTTGACCTACTTTACGATCTTCATCCATAGCTATTTTTTTAAGTTGTTGATAAGTATTAATACTTACGCTTACACTTTTCCACTTTTCATTTGATGCCATTTGATATACTCTTTCTAAGATATGATTAAAAAAAGTATACACTATCCCACACGATATGGGAAGTATAATAAGTATAACGCCAAAAAAACAGAGTTTATGGGATATAAGTTTGATTCCAGATGGGAAGCTGAGCGTTATGGTCAATTATCATCTATGGCATTAGCTGGTGTTGTTAAAGATTTAGAACGCCAAGTTAAATATGAAATAGTAGTTAACGATTATAAAATATGTCGATACGTTGCAGATTTTGTTTATATTTTAGTACACGAAAATGGTACAGAAGAAAAAATTGTTGAAGATGCCAAAGGAATAGAAACTACTGATTTTAAACTAAAAAAGAAGTTAATGAAAGCTGTTTTCGACATAGAAATAAAAATTTCTAAAAAAAATAGTTGACATTATTACGGGATAATCCCATATTAGAATTTCTAGTCTAACAAATAACGAGGTAAATAAAATGGCAAATACTGCTAATTCTATGAATTTTATTGATGTTTCTGATGCACAATCTTTGTTGCAAAGAAAAGAATATTTAACTAAACAATTTGAAGAAGCAAAGCAAAATCTTGATGATTTTAATAAATCGCTTGAAGAAATTTATTTAGAAAGAGCTAAGAAATCTCTTTTTGATGATGGTAAAGATTTTGGAACTGCTAACTTTAAAGATGGTAATGTAGACGTAAAGGTAGAAGTAAGAAAGAAAACTTCTTGGGATCAAGAAGGTCTTTTTAATTATCTTAATACATTAAAACCAGACCTTGCTAAACATTATGCTAAAGTTTCTGTAACTGTTCCAGAAGCAAGGTTTATCAATGCAACACCAGACGTACAGGAGCAACTAAGAAACTTTAGAACTGTAAGTAATGGTGGTATTAAAATTACTTTTGGAGGAAGTGAATAATGGCATTAAATATTATTTCGGCAGAAGACCGATTAAAAGAAAAAAGGGGTCACAAAATGGTTATTGTTGGTCCTAGTGGTGTGGGCAAGACTACTCTTGCTCGTACTCTCGACTCTGAGAAAACTTTGTTTATGGATTTGGAAGCAGGTGACTCTGCAATTAGTGGGTGGCCTATTGATGTTATCCGTCCTAAAACTTGGGAAGAGTGTCGAGGTTTTGCTTGTTTCTTAGGTGGACCTAATCCATCTGTTAACGAGGATCAAGCATACTCACAAGCAAACTATGATGCAGTTTGTCAAGTCTATGGCAATCCACACGAATTGTTATCTAAGTATGATACTATCTTTATTGACAGTATTACAGTAGCAGGTCGTTTGTGTTTTCAGTGGTGTCAAAGTCAACCTGATTGTAAAACGTCAAATGGTCGATTAGATACAAGAGCTGCTTATGGCATGCAAGGCAGAGAGATGATGGGTTGGTTAACACATCTACAACATATTAGAGATAAGAATGTCGTGTTTGTTGGCATTCTTGATAGTCGTGTAGATGAGTATGGTCGTCCATTACATGAACTCCAAATTGAGGGTTCAAAGACAGGTAGGGAACTTCCAGGTATTGTTGATGAAGTTATTACAATGGCTATTATGCAAGGTGACGAAAAGACACCTCCGTATAGAGCCTTTGTATGTCAAACTCTTAACGAATGGAATTATCCTGCTAAAGACCGATCTGGTAAGTTAGAATTACTAGAGGAACCACATTTAGGTAAGTTGCTTGACAAAATTAATGGTAATAGTAACGATCCTAAAAATACTTTAAATTTTAATCTAGCTAAAAACAATGGAGGTGATAATGCTTGATTTCAATCAAATTGAATCCGATACTAAGACAGGTGATTTTGAATTAATCCCTGACAAAACAATCGCTTATGCAGTGATGGAACTGCAAGGTGGTGATACCGAAATTTCAGAGTTTGGAAGAGGTACTTTCTTTTTAAAAAGTCAAAGTAGTAAGGCTAAATGGCTGCCATTAGAGTTTACCATTATTGGTGGTGACTATGATGGTCGTAAGGTTTGGCACAGACTATTTGTTGATGGTGACAAACTGAATGATAAGAATGTTCCTATTGCAAAGGATATTGGTCTTAAACTTATGAGAGGTATCATTGAGAGTGCAAGAGGTATTGAATCAAATGATATGTCTTCTGAAGCTCAAGAGAAGAGAAAGATCAATGGTATTGATGATCTGAGGGGTATGCAGTTATGTATTAAGATTGGTATCGAAAAAGGTACGAATGGATATGCAGATAAGAATAGATTAATTGCACCATTAACTGTTGGTCAGAATGGCTATATCGGTCCTAATCAACCACAACAAGCGACTACTGCAACAAATAATGTTAGCACACCTGTTGCACCTCAATCAGATAATACTGTTCCTGATTGGGCAAAGTAGAGGGGTAGATATTATGTTATTAAAATCAAAATTTGATGACTTGTTGAAAAGCAAGTCATTAACTCACACTATATTTACGTTTACTCCAAAGTTAGCAGAGTATATTTTAACGAACTTAAATCTTGGCAATAGAAATGATAAGCCAACAAAAATTAAGTTATACAAACAAAGTATGCACGATAATAATTGGGAACTTAATGGAGAAAGCATAAAGTTTGGACATGATGGTCTTTTAAAAGATGGTCAAAACAGATTAAAAGCCTGTTTTCAATCAAAAAAGAATTTTACTTCTTGTGTTCATTTTGGTTTAGAACCAAAGTTTTTTCTTAATTTAGATACAGGTGTAAGCAGAAATGCTGGTGATGTATTTAAAATAATGGGTATTCGTTACTACGATAAAGTTCCTAATGTTCTGAGATTAATCAATGCGTGGGAAGAGGGTAAATCAAGTACCAGAACCTGTACTCTTCAGAACAAAGATTTACAGGCAATTTATGAAAATGATACTGATATTAAGTTATTAGAAGAATCAATTAAAATTGGTAGAAGATTAAAGAATAAATATCCATTATCTCATTTAGCTACTTTACATTACATTGCTTCTCAAAAAGGCTATGATAAAGTCATATCTAAGTTTATTGATAACTTAGATATATATTCAACATTAGGTACTTTATCACCAATTAAACAAGCCTTGTCTGCAATACAAACAATGAAAATGGAAAGAATACCTTTGTCATCTCATCATTATTCAATAATTTTAACGAGAGTATGGGATTGTTATTTGAATAAAAAACGATTTGTTAAAGATGATATGATTATTAAAAGTGACAGTAAAATTACACCAATAGAATAATATTAGTTTCTAGCCTCAACACCACCCTCGTGTGTGCTAGACTATGTTTGGGGAGTACATAGGAGGCAAAACTCCCCACCATTATAGGAGGGAATAATAATGGAAGATATCTTATTTGCAAATGAAGTATTAGCTGGTTTATCAAATCCAGATAGAGGTATTTTTGCTTACTGTAGTAATAAAAAAGCTGGTAAAAGAGATACAAATAAAGTCGCTGCAATGGCAACAAGGAAAGCTAGAAAAGAATTAGTAGATGCTCAAAAGTTTTTTATTGATAACAAGTTATTAGAAGTAGCAGTAAATTTATCTTATGAAAATCCATTTAAATTAGTAGAATTAGCTAAAAGAGCTATTCCACCATTTAACAATATGTGGATTGAATGGGATGAAAAATTTAGATTAAATGAAATTGGTAAAGAAAAAAAAGACTATTTGCCAATAAGTGGATTTCCAGCAAGTGATTTAGATCATTTACCCAAAGAATATGCAGTTAAAAGTTTAGAAAAAATTGGTTATCACATTCAAAAGGTAAATGATC